GCCCATGAGCCGCCAGCTGGTGGCCTCCAATGGGCGCATCTCGCTGGCCGTCGATATCAGCTGGATTCCAGAAGGGGCCTTCCGAGACACCTATCTCGTCGCCGTCGAGGCACTGCGCCTTCTCCGAATGCTCCGGAAGATCCAGCCAGGCCTCCGCCTGCTCGACGTGACCTGGTGGGTCCAACCAGCGCCCGAGCTACCCTGAGCGGCTTCTATGCCGTACACCCGCGTCGACCCGTACCTGTTCTTCAGCGGCAAGGTCGGGCACATCGAGGACGAGCTGGGTCTTGCCGACGTGCAGGATTCAAACCGCAACGCTCGCATCATGTACAGTCCGACCGGTGGTCCCCTCGGCGAAGGTGGCTGGACCCTGTACGGCGGCAACCAGGGTGGCGACTGCTGCGTCATGACGCAGGAGGCGAGCTACCCGGTCTCCGACGCCGATCTCGTGACCACCATGTGCTTCCGCCTCGAAGCGGTTCACACTGCCGTTGGCTTCCGGAACATCATGGTGGGCGTGACGGATGGCGACGCCGGGAACATGGCGGCAGAGAAGCCCTCGATCCTGCTCGACCAGGACAGGAATCTGTACCTCGGCTCCTCCAACGCCCGGACCTGGGACGAGCTACTCCGACCACTGACGCTGGATGTCGTGTACTTCGTCGTGCTGCATGGCCGGGGCGGTGCTGCGGGTGACCTGACCCACGAGGCCTGGCTGTACGACGAGAACGGCAACGAGCTCGCCGCCAAGCAGTCTGCCTGGGCGGTCGGCAACACCGGCTCCAACGACGTCTGCAAGTGGGGCAACAGCGGCGGTGGCGACACCACCAACCTGATTCTGCACTTCGCCCACATGGGGGTGTACAAGGGCGTCAGCACGAATCCAGGTCCCTGCGAGGGCTACGTCAAGCGTCCCATCTCGACCATTGCCCCTGGGAACTCCACTGCGTTCGGCGCTCCCACCCAGCACGAGGCAACCGACGACCCCGCAGCAGGGTCGAGGCTGATCACCGACCTCGCCTCGACAGCAGCAGACACGACGATCACCTCGGCAGCATCGGCGAACTTCTCCAGTCCTGCCGATGTTGGCGCAGCGTTCCGCAACCATCCCGGTGTCACGAACACCTCACGGCGCATCGCCAGCGTGACCAGCGCCACCGAGGCTGAGCTGGACTCGGCGACCGGCGTGTCGACTTCGGCAGCGGCAGCAGCGGTGCTGCATCGTCGATCGAACGACAACGACACCACCTACGCCGTGTTCGCCAGTGCCGCCGCCTCGACCCTCGAGATGGGCCTGAGCGCCGACGACGTGCCCGACGGCGATGAGGTGCACACCGTCATCTGCGAGGCGATTCAGCGCCACACCGGCTCCGGCCCGACCGTACAGCTCGGCGTGAAGTCCGGGGCGACGAGCGAGTTGCTGACACTGACGCCGACCTCGACGGTCTCCTTCAATCGGCGTCGTGGGGCGACATCGAACGCAGCGACGGCACCGTCCCACAGCCTCGACCCCGCCACTGGCGCTCGATGGACGCCTGCAGCGGCGAACGCTGTCACGGCGCTGGTGCGAGACAACGATGCCCTGAACCGTGAGTTTCGGATCACCTCCTTACGAGTCGTTGTCGTCGCCGCGAAGGTGCCGGCCGCAGGTGGCATCGACTACCCAATCACCGGACCTCTGGATCTGCTCATTGCTGGCCAAGAGCGGTCTGTTCTCATCACGGCGGAAGATCGGTCGATGGACCTCTCGGGGATGGTCGAGCGAGAGATTGTGGTTGTGTCACCCGACCGGTCAGGTACCCTGACCTCGGTTGATCGAGATGTGACCGTCACGTCCGTGGTCGAGAGATCTTTGGAGGTTAGTGGTGGCTGATTTCACCATCAAGAGGAACGACCGCGAGCCTGACCTCGTGATGACGCTGACACAGAACGGAGCACCTTGGCCGATCCCTGCAGGGTCGACGGCCAAGATCATCATGAAGCTCCCGGGTGCCGGGGTGCCGAAGGTCGACGCTGCCGTCGTCATCGACGCTGACCAGGGGACCAACCCTGGGAAGGTGTCCTACGCCTGGGCAGCTGGGAACACCGACACCGAGGGCGTCTACGACGTCGAGGTGCAGGTGACACTCTCCAGCGGCGAGACCGCCACGTTCCCGATCAGCGGCTACAAGACGATCGAGGTGACCGAGGACCTCGGATGATTCAGCAACTGAATCTCCCTCGGCATTGGGGCGAGGACCCAACGTTCTCGATCCCGGTTGTGGTCGAGGAGGAGGACGGCACGCTGCGCCCACCGCCGAGTGCTTCGATCCTGTTGCTCGACCCCGCAGATTCGAACAAGTCTTTGTTCGAGATCAGCGGCCATCGAGTGGGCGAGAGTCGGAACTTCCGCTTCCACCTCTTCGCCAACATGTTCAGTCGATCGAGCCACCCCTACATCGTCCATGCCATCGATGCAGACAACCGTCGCACCGCTGTGTGCCGGGGTGAGATCGTCCTGACGTGACCGCCACCTACGCCACGCCTGGCTACGACGGCCAGGGCGTGCCGCGTTCACCGTTCGCCATTGCTGCGGACCTCGTCGCCCCGGCCGGAGGCAAGTGGAAGCCACTACCCCACCAGGTGCCGCCTCCGGGCAGCTGGTTCGGCTGGATCCTGTTCGGTGGTCGAGGCACCGGCAAGACCGACGCTGGTGCGCAGTATTTCTACGACCACTGCATGGGACCGCCCTGCGACCCGAACATCCCCGGTGGCCACTGGCCCGCCATCATCGCCCCCACCCTGGGTGACGGCGTCACGTCCTGTGTGAATGGCCCCTCGGGGCTGCGGGTGCGCAATCCATCCATCCGGGTGAGCGTCACGCCGGGTGGCACCGTGGCCAAGTTCCCGAATGGAGTCGAGGCCAAGATCTTCGGCACGCATACCCCCGAGGATCTCGAGCGCCTCCGCTCCGGCGGCAACCGCTGCATCGCCTGGCTGGAGGAGCTGGCCGCCTGGCGCTATCTGGACGAGGCCTTCGAGCAGATGCGATACGGTCTACGAATTGGTCCTCGCCCGCACTGGATCGCCTCGACCACGCCCAAGGTCCGCATCCTGATCCGCAAGCTGCTGAACCAGGCCAAGGCTGGTGTCGACGACATCGGCATGAACATCGTGATGACGCATGGCACGACGGATGACAATCCGCACCTCGCCAAGCACATCCGAGACATGCTGTACGCCGACTACGGCGGCACCCGCATGGGCAAGCAGGAGCTGGAAGGCCTCCTGTTGGAGGATGTCGAGAATGCGCTGTGGACCGAGGACGTCATCGCCCGCAACCGCATCCACCCCGCCTATGCCCCGAAGAACTTCCCTCGGATCCTCGTCGCCATCGACCCTGCCGCCAGCGAGAACGGAAACGAGCACGGCATCGTCGTGGTGGGCTGGCTGCCGCAGTGGTCCTCGCCGCTGGCCAATCACGTGCCGGGTCTTGAGAGCCAGCCGCACGCCTTCATCCTGGAGGACGCCTCGCGCTCGGGCAGCCCGATCCAGTGGGCGAGACGAGCCAGGCAGGCGTACGAGGACTGGGGCGCCAACGGGTACGTCGCCGAGATCAACAACGGCCACGATCTGGTCGTCTCCAACATGCGGATGGTTGATCACACGGCCCGCATCCAGGACGTCTGGGCCTCCCGTGGCAAGGCCAAGCGGGCCGAGCCGGTGGCAACGCTATACGAGCAGAACCGAGTGCACCACGTGGGCACCTTCGCCCACCTGGAGGACCAGATGGTCACCTGGGACCCGATCGATCCCGACCCTGCCTGGAGCCCCGACCGCATGGACGCCATGGTCTGGGGTGTCTCCAAGTTGATCGTGAAGCAGTCGGCCACGGTTCGCAACGGAGCCGTCGACAACCGACTCCGGGGTCGTCGCTAGTCCACCCGCTACGGTTGAGCCATGCCGGCCGACGTGTCAGAACAGGGCTACGCCTTCCCGACGGGGATCGCCGCCCAGAAGAACCCCTACGAGCGCTCCATCGATCCGTGGTCGTTCGTCGACTACAAGGCAGCCTTCGGCCAGGCTGCCAACGTCGCCCCCACCTGGGTGGGTGAGCACCGCCGTCGCCTGACGGCCTACAAGATCTACGACGACTTCTATCGCAACGCCGCTCGGTTCTGGCTGACCGACGCCACCGAGGACGAGATGAAGGCCCGTCGGGAGTACGGCGACGCCTTCGTGGTGGTGGAGACATACCTCAACTCGCTGCTGGGCAACGACCAGTCCATCATCGTCCCCGACGCCGGCAAGGTCAATCCGGAAGCCGCCGCCAAGGACTACCAGACCAAGCTGCTGGCCTGGGCTGACACCGAGCAGCTCGACATGAAGGTCGAGGAGAACGAGCGCAACGCCATGAAGCTCGGCGACGAGGTCTACGTGCTGTGGCCTCGTGACGGGCAGCCGCCGCTGGTCGAGGTCTGGGACCCCGGATTCTACTTCCCGGTGCTCGATCCCTCCCAGCCCTCCAGCCAGTTCCCTCGCAAGGTCCACATGGCCTACGAGTTCGAACAGCTGATCAGCGGGCGCAAGGTGCGCTTCGTTCGTCGGCACACGTGGGAGCTGGTGAAGCTCGTCGTGTTGGACGCCGAGGACGGCTCCGTCGTGGTCGACCCTGATGGTACACCGGTGCCGGGGGAGCAGGCCCTGCCGTGGGACCGCGCTGCCACCGACACCTGCACCTACGAGGTGAGCGTCTTCCGAGTGAGCGACATCGAGACGCAGGAGGACGACCCGGACCTCAAGTGGGGGACACCCTACAAGATCGAGGTCGAGCGCATGGACCTGCAGATCGACTTCATCCCGGTGGTGCACATCCCCGGCCTGCTGCCGAGTCTGCAGGAGCACTACGGCATCAGCATCCTCGGCCCCACCATGCAGGTGTTCGACGACCTCCAGGGCAACGACACCGATACCGCTGCCGCTGGGCGAACCACCGGCACCCCGGCGCTGGCTGTGAGCGGGACCGGCCTGCCCACCACCGCCGACGGCAAGGTCGAGACCTGGGGACCGGGTCAGGTGTTCAACACCGGCGACGGCACCGCCACGCTGATCGACACCTCCCGATCGCTCGACGCCCTGCTGAAGCACAACGACTCTCTGCTGAAGCGCCTCAGCGTGAACAGCCGCATCCCGGAGTCCATGCTCGGGCGAATCAAGCCGAGCGAGGTTCCCAGCGGCATCACGCTGACCATCAGCTTCGGGCCGCACACCGGCGTGATCAACAAGATGCGCCGAATCCGTCGTCGCAAGTACACCCTGCTGCTGAAGTTCGCCGGGAGGCTGATGTGGCGGGCGGGCCTGGTCAGCAACATCTACCCGGCGGAGTACCACTTCGGCAGCTTCCTCCCTGCCGACCGCATGGAGGTCCTCGACCTCGTGACCAAGGGGCTCACCACCGATCCTCCGGTCATCAGCCAGTACACCGCCGTGCGGATGCTGGTGGAGGCAGGCTTCCCCATCGACGACGCCAACGCCGAGGTCGCACGCATCACCCAGGAGGACTGGGACACCGCCAACAAGATCCTCGACGCCATCGGCGACCCCAACTTCGTTCGGCAGCGCATGGGGATCTCAGTCCCGGCGCCGACGCCGCCTTCACCCGGCCCGCAGCCAGAGGCGTAGTCGCTCGATGTGCGCTTCGGCTACCCTTCGCTCCACCGACCTTCGGATACCAAGGAGCGAGACATGCAGCAGCCGTACCTGGGGCCGATCCCCTTCCGCTGGTACCAGTCGCCAAGCGGCGTCTGGTGGACCATCCCCGAGGACGGCGGCAAGGCATTGCCCCGGATCGCCGGTGGCGACGATGAAGAAGACCCGCCCAAGCCCAAGCCAGAGGACCAGGGCGACAAGGACGGCAAGTTCACGCAGGAGCAGGTGAACCAGATCGGCTCCCGTGAGAAGAAGGAAGGCCGTAAGGCCGCCACCAAGGAGCTGCTCGAGAAGCTCGGGTTCGAGTCGATCGAGGACGCCGAGGAGGCGGTCAAGGGCTGGCGCAAGAAGGACGACGACGCCAAGGACGAGGAGACCAAGCGCCGCGAGAAGCTCGAGGCCGACAACGCCGAGGCTGAGCAGCAGAAGAAGGAGACCGCCAGGGAGAAGCGCATCGCCAAGGCGGAGCGTCGCCTGGTGGCCCTGGGACTGAAGGTCCCGAAGAAGACCGACAAGGACGGCAACGAGATCGACGAGATCGACGAGGATGCAGCTGATAAGCTGCTCCAGCGAGCGATCAAGAACCTCGAGGTCGACTGGGACAAGGACATCGACACCGAGGACCTCACCGCAGCCATCGCGGATCTGAAGAAGGATCTCCCGATCCTCTTCGTGGGTGGCGACTCCGGAAACGGGGATGACGGCAAGACCAAGAGGCAGAGCGCACCGCCGCCTGCCCGCCCGCCTCGCAAGCCGGGTTCACGATCCGAGTCCGCCGAGAAGGCCCGCTCCGCCCTGGAGCAGATCTTCCCGGACAAGGTCAAGCCCGCCGAGTCGGCGTAGCAGCGGATCCATCAACAGTCCCTGAATCAAGGAGTACCCACCATGGGCCTCGATTTCACGGTGACCGAGCACGACTTCCTCGGAGCGGAGGATCGTCGGTGGCTCGGCACCAGGATGGGCACGGACCAGTGCCGATCCATCATGCTGGATGCGTCTGCCTTCTTGGCGGCGCACCTGGCCGACAAGGGCGGCGTCCCCAGTGGCACCGTCCTCGGACAGATCACAGCCACCGGGCTCTACGCTCCGTACAACCCCGCTGGGGCTGACGGGACGGAGGTCGCTCGGGGCTTCCTGTTCAACACCACCAAGCTCGGCGACGGTTCGGGTCTCGACCTGGCCACCGCCGCCGACGTCGGTACCGCGCTCTACTGGGGTCCCGGCATCATCAAGACCGCGTTCCTCCCGGTGTTCGCCGGGACGGTGCTCGGGGAGCTGGATGCTGCCGCCCAGGTCGATCTCGCTCACTTCATCCGGTTCGAGGCGTAGGAGGCCAACGACACCATGCAGCTGGTCACCGACCTCATCGAACCGCAGGTCCTGATCGACTTCGTCCGCCAGTACGACAACGAGGTGCTGCGCCCCGAGGCGCAGTGGACCCTCGATCGCTGGCTGCCGAACCGGCAGGTCCGCAACCTGAAGTACCGGATCCGCAAGGGCGCGTTCAAGGACGTGAACGTCGCGGAGTACCGGGCCTTCGACACGCCCGCCGTGATGACCGGGCGTCAGGGCACCTCGTACATCGAGGGCTCCCTCGGGCCGGTCAGCCGGCAGATCCCGCTTTCGGAGGAGGAGATCCTCCAGAGCGACGACCTGCTCGCCGACACCGACGACCCGATCATCCGCCAGATCTACGAGGACTCCGCCGCCATGATCCGGTCGGTCCAGGGTCGTATCGAGCTGGCTCGCGGCGACCTCATCGACGATGGTTCCGTGACCATCGCCGAGAACGGTCTGGCGCTCACGGCCAACTTCAACCGGCACGCCGACATGCGCAAGGTGGCGGCGACGGTCTGGACCAACCCGGCGGCGACCATCCTCAGCGACCTGCTGGGGTGGGTCGAGGACTACTCGGACCACAACGGGTTCGAGCCGGGTTCCATCCTGATGCCCCGCACCCGCGTGGCGTCGCTGGCGCTGAACACCGAGATGCGTTCCTACGCCTCGGCCAACGGCACCACCCCCACCCGGCTCAACCGAGCCACGATCGACGCCATCTTCGCGGAGGAGGGCCTGCCGCCGATCGAGATCAGCGACGAGATCGTCACCCGCAACGACGTCCGCACCCGCGTCCTGCCGCTGGACAAGGTGTACCTGATGCCGCCCGCTGGGGCAGCCCTGGGCAACACCTTCTACGGCGTCACGGCCGAGGCACGACTGCTCCGCTCCCGCGGGCTGATCGACGCCGAGGCCGAGCCGGGTCTGGTCGCCGTCGTGACGATCACGGAGCACCCCGTCCAGCGGTACACGGTCGGAACGGGCATCGCCCTCCCGGCCATGCCGAACGCCGACTACATCCTCGACGCCGACGTCGCGGCGTAGGAAGGAGACCCAGATGGCTGACCGAGTGCTCAGCAGGAGCCTGAACCTCTTCGACGAGGAGGAGGGCCACGTCCGGTTCCCCGCCTACACGCGGGAGTCGGAGATCCCGAGGCACCTGCGGGAGAAGATCACCAACCCCAAGGCGTGGATCACCAGCGACGAGCTGGAGGAGCGCCTGGGGCTTCCGCCCGGGATGACCAAGCAGGACCTCATCAACGCCCTCAAGGCCACCGGCGAGCTGTCGGAGGAGGACATCGAGTCCCTCCGTGGCGAGGACGGCGGCGGCGAGGGCCTCAACAAGCTCACGGTGCCGCAGCTGCGGACGCTCGCCGAGCAGCAGGAAGTCGATCTCGGCGGGGCCACCCGCAAGAACGAGATCGTCAAGATCCTGAACGACGCGGGCCTCACCCTCGACGACTTCGAAGACGAAGAGGATGCCGGCTAGCGCCGATGAGCTGAAGGTCGCCCGCTCCTGGATCGGAAGCACCGAATCCGATGCCACGTTCCAGGAGCGGTACGACCGACTGCTCGTGCCCGGAGATGCCTACGCCACGCTCACGGCGGCGGTGGAGGAGAGTCTCCGGGCACAGCTCGCTGCGCTGACCTACGACCAACCTGCGCAGCTGTCGACCGGAGGCGATTCGTTCAACTGGTCGAAGAACCTCGATGCCATGCAGAAGACCCTGGACAAGTTCCTGGCACAAGGTGGCATCCACGACCCCGATGACGCTGCTCCTGCGGGAGTCGGCCTCGCACATCTCTACCGAAGGGACCCACGCTGATGCCCAGACGAGGCGTGAACAAGCTCGGCGGCGCTCGCCAGCGGGCCAACCGCCAGCGGCAGTACCCCAACACCAAGGGCGGGTCGACGGGCTTCGCGCACGGTCTGTTCCGTCGAGTCCGGGAGGGTCGAACCCGCCCGAACGAGATCAGCGATCGTCGCTCGCCCAGCTAGTACCCTTGCCGCATGCCGGCACCAGGGGATGATCTCAGCCTCGGTGCTCGGACCGCAATCCGCCAAGGTGGATTCGATCTCCGAGCTGCCGAGGCTGAGATGCGTGATGGGAGGACCCGCCCCTCCGCCACGCCGCTGAATCGGCACGTTGGCCGCATGGAGACGGCGGCACAGCGGTTCTATCAGCGAGACTTCGAGGCGAGCTATCTGCTGGGTGCTCGACGAGCCGGGGTCGACGACTACGAGCCGACCAAGGCTGAGCGCCAGTGGATCGCCCGGGAACGTGACCAGGCGCTGGCCGATGTGAACCGCACCACCGAGTTCGCCAAGCGAGACGCCCGCCGCCTCTCGGCAGACCTTCGGTCAGAGCGACGAATCACTCGGGAGCGCAATCGGGTCAGAGGCATGCGTTACAGCGACGGGCGCTTCTACCGGCCGGAGCACTACCTCGATGCACAGATCTCTGCCAAGAACGCCACGGCGTACAATCGTGGAATCATCATGGCGTCGAGCAGGAAGCGTGGCGTCCAGGCCTGGGAGATCAGTGATGGTCCGGGCTGCGGCCTGACCAGCCACGAGGATCCACAAGTCGCCAACGGGCTGGTCGTTGACCGAGACACCGCCATGTCGACGCTGATCGCCCACCCTCACTGCTCTCGAACCTTCGTCCCTCGACCAGATCTCGACGCCCCCGAGGGCGGCATGAGCGACAAGTTCGGCAAAGCAGTCAAGGCGGCGCTGGCGTTGAACGCTGCGGCGCTTGGTGCGAACGTGGCACTGAGCGCCGCCGCCCTGGTCCGACAGACAGAGTTCGTTCAGCGCATCATGGCGGGCGAGCTGCGGGGTCTCGAGATCTACCGTGAGTTCGCTGCCCGAGTGGCGCAGGTGCGCACGGTCATCGCCCAGACACTCCACGCAGGCGACAACATCATCGATCTGGAGACTCGTCGGCGTCGGACCCTGACCGACAACGACGTGATCGAGTACGTGGACTCGCACCAGATCGACGTCGCCAACCAGCGCCCACTGCCGCAGGAGGTCGCCCACGTCCTGGGCCTGACCGGTACCGAGGACTATCCGACCATCGTCTCCCGGCTGCAGGACTGGGATGGCTTCCGAGAGGCGTACATTCGGGCCAACAACCTCGACCCTGACATGGAGGCGCTGACTCGCCTGGACAACGAGGCGCAGCAGGCCATCTTCGACTGGATCGGCCCGAGGTCGGCGGGTGAGCGGTTCGTCCGGCTCAGCTTCCCGAACATGGGCGGGGCGGGGCGGCGACCCCGGCTGCGCCTACTTCCGGAGAACCAGGACGTGCGGGCCACGCTGTCGCTCACCAAGGAGCGAGGTCTCGTCCCAGACGTTCGACTGAACCCCAACGGCCTGGTCCGAGCGGGTGGCCAGTACGACCCGACCAGTGGGCAGTTCTTCCCAAACCTGTCGGTGGTGCCCAAGGGGCCGCTGCGTGTCGAGACCCGGATCAACCGGGCGGGTGGATTCTTCGTCCAGGAGGACGGGTCGAATATGGCTCGGGCGCTGCAGTATGCCGCCGAGCACAACATTCCTCGATCAGCCGTCGTTCCAGGCAATCGCATTGGATCTGGTGCCATCACCTCGGTGAGCGTGAAGGTGCGGCTCATCGCTCGGATGGACAACAGCCTGTTCACGGTCGCCAATCCAACCCTGAACCTTCGAGTGAACCTGCGCAACCTCGGACTTCACACGCTGCGGGACATTCGCAATCTCAGTCTGGAGGACTTCCGGAAGCTGAAGCTAGGCGACCTCAAGGTGGTCAGCACTGCTGCCGAGTTCCGGCTGCGGGGCTTCGGGCCGTTCCATCTATCCCGCAAGCTGAGAATCAACTTCGATGACGCTCGCCGCCTGTACGAGCTGGCCGCCAAGAAGATCCTCAGCGACGCCGACACCTCACCCTTCCCGAGACGGCTTGCCGTGCGGGAGGTTGTCGAGGGACAGGCGCTCACCGCCGCCACGGCCCTGGTCTCCAAGGCGCAGTCATTCGTCGACACCATCATCGGGCTCAGCGATGGTCGGCTCATGATCGATCTCGACCAGGTACGGCACCAGCTGCTCCGGCAGATCAAGCCGTTCGCCCCTCGACAGGTGATCGACGATTTCTTCAATGTGCTGGACGACACTGCGAAGAACATCTTCGACGCCCTGCAGAGCGACAGGCGGGTGAACGAGATCATCAAGTTGGTCGCCAACATGCAGCTCGACATGCTGCAGCGCCTGAACATCAAGGGCAACGCGCTGGCCCGCGCCCGCAGTGAGGTTCTTGACTTCTTCCGTGCGGTTCCCGGCACCATCCGCCCCACCGCTGAGATCTTTGAGTTCAGGCTCCGAGCCCTAGTCGAGAACATCACTGCGGAAGTCCCGCAGCTGCTGCACCACACCGACGACCTCGCCTCCACGCCGGCAGCACAGGCCAGCGCCGAGCGGGTGGCCCGCTTGCTGGCTGATCGATTCCCGCAGGCTCCAAGGCTTCGATTCATGCACGACGACCTCGGCGGCGTGAAGATCGACGAGGGAGGTCGGTTCCGTGGGAACCTGGCGGTCTGGCGCCACGAGGTCGACGCCGAGGGTCGCTACCTCCTCAGGGTCGACAATGATCTGTTCCGGCTGTGGGACACGGAGGCCTTCCGGCGCACCTCCGAGATCTATCGAGAGGTCAACTGGACCAAGTACGACCGGGATGATCCGACCTGGGTCATGTTGCACGAGGCGGGGCACCATCTCACGCTGACCCTCCCGACCGAGGAACTCGAGAAGCTCCTTCGTCGGACCATGGCGGACGTTGCCAGCGGCGATCGATCGTTCCAGGCCCGCATCCTGCAGGCAGACTCTGACGGTTTGGTGCGGATCTTCGAAGAGGAAGCCTTCCAGAGCCTCGTCAGGGAGAACATCGGCGAGTACGCCGCCACGCATCCCATGGAGATGCTGGCGGAGCTGTTCGGACAAGGCACCTTCAACCGCCGCCCGTCAGACCTGTCGCAGCGGTTCGTCGGCAGGCTCGACGAGTACTGGGGTCCGGACGCCCCGTACTACCGGGACGCCCTCGGCACCCGGCCCATCCCCACCGGCCCTGCTCGTTTCGAGGGTGATGGCGTTCGACGACTGCTGGACATGGTCGAGATCGACGAGGCCACTGAGGTGGTCATCGACTTCGACGGCAGTGGCGGAGTCGTCGACCAGGTCGCCGACAAGTTCGTCTTCTGGACGCCAGAGCACGCCATCGACGAGCAATTCAGCATCAGGTCTCATCGGACGTTCCAGCAGTTCACCGACACGGCTCGCCGCCTGGCCTCGAGATTCAACAGGGCACCAAGTGTGCTGGTGTCCGGACACGAGGAGCTGCCAAAGCTCCATGGCCAGTACGACCACCTGGCAGGGTCGATCTCCCTGAGCACGACGCACTACCGCGACGCCAACATCGCCCGGTCGAACGAGACGCTCCAGCTGGATATTCTCGAAGGCTGGTCACCGAGAGGTGTCGCTCCAGGGACCACGCTGGCGGAGTACGTCTTCGTCCACGAATACGGCCACGCACTCACCCTGACGGCCCTGAATCGTGACACTCCGGCGCTGCACACCTTCGTCGACCAGTTCAGCGAACACTTCATGGAGCTGGGTCGGTTGTCGAACGATGGCTTCGACCGGAACGACGTCAAGTTCTACATGGACCACTTGCGGGATGTCATCCTTGGAGGCAGGCCGCTCGACGACCTCAAGGACTTCCCACCGTTCCTCATCAGCGCCATCGAAGAAGAGGTCAGTGGCTACGGGTCGACCAACTTCATGGAGCTGCTGGCAGAAGCCTTCGCCGAGGCTATGCTTGCGCCCAACCCCGGTCCAGTTGCTCGCATGGTCCTGCACTGGCTGGATGCAGAGTTCCGATAGGAGACAGCATGACCACGAGAAGTCCGAACCAGTGCCTGGCCTGTGTGCATCTGGATGAAGAGGTGCGCCGGGTCTACGGTGCCACGCCCAAGTGCGCCGCCTTCCCCAACGGCATCCCCGACGACATCTTCTATGGCGGGGGCGACCACCGAGATCCTGTCGGCGGCGAGCGGGGCGGTCGGGTCTTCAAGATGGCGGAGGGCGAGGCAGCCCAGCTGCGTTTCGCCCAGTGGGAGCGCTGGAACGATCGGATGTCCAATGCCTGAGATCGCCTTCTATCCGACCAGCCGGGGTGGGGAGGTCTGGATCCAAGGCGAGCAGATCCCCGAGGAGATCGTGGAGGCGGTGCAGTTCACCTGGGAGCGAGGCACCGTGCCCAAGACCGTTGTGGTTCTTCGAGAGCCACTGACCACTGCCGCTGCCGAGGGGATCGAGCAGATCCACATCGTTCAGCCCAGCGCCGTTGACGGGGAGCGCATCCTCACTGCCCTGAACAACCTCAATGCAGAAGTCGTCGAGGAACGCGCCCTGGCTGGCATGGGCTGGGGCGACGGTAACATGACCGAGGCCATCATCCGAACGATCCAGGAGATGCTCCGTGGCGATCAACCTGACGGGAGCCCAAGCGGCAGTGGAGCGGCTGCTCCTGGTTGACGACTGCCGGATCGACAAGGGCGAGGACCGCACCGAGTCCACCGACGTCTGGGACCCCGTCACCGGCAACTACACACCGGGGGCGGTGCAGACAATCTTCACGGGGAAGTGCCAGGTCACCCCGGCGAGCCGTCTGCCGCAGGATGAGATGATCGGCGGTGTCCCCACCGCCTCGCTGGATTACGTCATCAAGATCTCCAAGGACGCCGTGCTGGCGGACATCCTCATGCCGGAGGACCTCATCACGATCCTCGGCATCCACGACGGCGGCGACCTGCTCCTGGTTGGCCAGCGGTTCGAGGTGGTCAGCTTCGAGGTGGCGACCTACAGCGTGCTGCGAACCATTGGCTGCACTCGCTGGGTGCCGCGTCCCAATGCTTGAGATTGAGCTGAGGGCGACTGGCGTCGCGCAGGTGCAGACTCGGCTCGCCCGGATGGTGACCGCCGTCGGCCCTGCCGTCGACGCCGTGACCGAGCGGGGCGCGTACCGGCTGCGGGACTACATCCAAGAAGAGATCAGGAGGCAGGGCCTCGTCGAGACCGGGGCCTACCTCAACAGCTGGAGCGTGGTGCCGCTGGGGCGTGGTCGGTGGGCTGTCGTGAGCGACGCTCCACAGTCGGACCGACTGGAGTACGGGTTCGTGGCGGTGGACAGCCTCGGAAGGAGCTACGCTGACCCGCCACGAGCGCACCGTCGACCTGCAATTGACCGTGCGACCGAGAAGTACCGTGATGATCTGGCGAAGGTGATTCCGCTGCTATGGCACAGGTGAGCGCAGAGGCGATGTTCAAGGACTTCGTGGCCTGGCTCGCTGCCGCCACCGGCAAGAAGATCGGCGAGGCCAGAGTCCCAGCTGGGCTCGCCGTCAAGGAGAGCTACGGAATCGCATTTCCCATCACCTCACCTCGAGGATCGGGATCCTGGGCGGACCCGGAAGAGGATCGTGAATTCGTCTACCAGATCACTTGTGTCGGCCAGAATGCCGGCCAAGCTCTCTGGATGTCAGATCGAGTGCGGAACGCCATCATCGGGCGTGACGCCGACGGGCTCTACCTGCACCCCATGGTGTTGGCAGGCCGAGAGGTCCAAGCCCGAGCCAGCGATGGCGTTGGGCAGCCGGTCCCCTCGGGAACCGAACTCATGCAAACGCAGGACACGTACAGGATCCAATCAGGAGCGTGAGATGACCAACATCGCCAACGACCACATCTACGAGGCCGGGGCAGACGCACAGGAGTGGGTGCAGATGAAGCACCCCGAGCTGGACGGCACCCCGGCACCGGTCACCCGAGAGGCCTACGAGCAGGTCTGGAAGCACAAGGGCTTCCATCTGGTCGAGGGTTCCGAGCAGGTGACCACGGCCCCGGTGCCGATCGAGCCCGAGGCACTGACCGACTACGAGTCGGTCACCCGAGAGGAGGTCGTCGCCTACGCCAACGCCCACGGCGGCAACTTCGCAAGGTCCGCATCCAAGCAGGAGGCCTGGGACCACCTCGTCTCCGTGAACCTCGCCGTTCCGCGGCAGGAGGGCTGATCACATGGTCCGCTTCATGCAGAAGGGTCGGACCAAGGTCCGCTTCGCCACGACCATCGCCTCGGCAACGCTCGTCCCGACGACCGCCGAGGCCACCTCTGCGACCGACCTCACGGTCCAGCTGTCCGAGATCAACGGGTTCACGTTCTCGAACAACCCCATCAGCACCCCGGACATGTCGACGACGTTCGTCTCGAACATCCCGGGCGAGGACACGGCGGACGCGTCCTCGATGGTGTTCTACGAGGACACCGTCACGAACCCGATCTCGACGGCGCTCGCCAAGGGCACCGTCGGCTACGTCCTGTTCTTCAGGCGTGGTCTGGCGGGTGCGTCCCCGGCCATCGGCGACAAGTGCGACGTCTGGCCCGTCCAGGTGTCCTCGAACGTGCCGATGTACAGCACCGGCAACGAGGCCTCCCGGTACACGGTGAACTTCGCGTGCACCGCCGTCCCGGGCTTCGAGAAGACCCTGACCTAGTCAGGGCCCAACCAACAGGAGACAGGAATGCCCAAGCCGATCACACTCGACCACCTCAGGTCGAAGAAGCAGCCGGTCACCCGCAAGGTGTACATCGCGCTGGACTCCGAGGTGGCGGACGAGTTCGACGAGGCCAACGCCAAGGCGACACGCCTCGAAGCTCGACACCGGCTCGCCAAGACGCCGGAAGATCGCCAGCGGGTCGAGCAGGAGATGCTCGATGCGCAGGAGGACCGGGAGCGCAAGCGGAGGCGGTCAGGAAGAACTCTGCCGTCTTCCGCTTCCGTTCCATCAACCCTCGCAAGTTCGATGAGCTGGCGGCGGACTGCCCGCCAACCCCCAAGCAGCTGTCGTCGGTGGAGGACGCGGGCGGCGACCCCAAGGAGCTGCAGTGGGACCCCGACAAGTTCGCCCCGGTGCTGATCGCCGCCTGCTCCCTGGAGCCGGTGATGACCACCGAGGAAGCCCAAGCCCTCTTCGATGACGACAACTGGAACTCGGCCGAGCTGGGTGATCTGTTCAACACAGCACTGCTCTGCTGCACCCAGCGTCGGCAGGTGGAGTTGGCCATCCAGGGAAACGGGTCGAGCGGGGCGAAGGACGCCTCTACGCAGAACTGAGCTACTGCGTCCCGCTTGGGATCTCGCACTCCCACTTCCTTGGCGGACCGAACATCTGGACCGAGGCTGATCGAGCCAAGGCACTGACGTTCACCGCCAAGGAGTCATCCCGCTGTCGACGGTGTGGAACCTTCAGCGACGAGTGGCTCGACGAGAACGGCAGGCTCAAGGAGCCGCTCCCGTATACACTCGAGACCACGGCGTGCATCGGCTGCGAACTCATGAAGGAGGAGGAGCAGCGCCAGGAGAAGGCGGAGGCCAAGATGTACGCCATCCGCAATTGGTTCCGTAGGAGGCGCAAGGGTGACGAGCAACCTGATCAATATCAGCCTTTCGGCTGACACAGGCAAGCTCGTCAGGGGGATGGCGGTCGCCGGGACCGCTGTCTCAGGATTCAACCGAGCACTCGGCTCGGTGGGCTCGATGGCCCGCCAGGTCACCAGCCAGTTCCAGGCAATGGACCGGTCGGTGCGCCTGGCGGGCGCTGGCCTGATTGCGACCGCCGGTGGCATGGCGTTGAGCCTGCGCTCCGCAGCTAAGTCGGCCGCAGACTTCGAGACGGTCATGAACAACGTGGCCACGATCGTCCCAAGGGCTGACCTCGCCGCCACCCAGATGAACCGGACGATCCTGGACATGAGCCGTCGGCTGCCACAGAGCGCCACGCAGCTCGCCCAG